AGAGTGGTTGATGTGGCGACGTTCAGACGACCCGCCAGACGGCGGACGTGGCGTCGTAGACGACCAGGGCGGCCCCGCCGTTGCGGTCCATGACGTAGTCGCCGGCCCACGGCACTGCGAAATAGGCGTTGGCGTTGCTGCCGGTGTTGTGTTGCAGCGTGATCGGGGCCGTGGCCCCCACGTTGACCAGCAGCTTGGCGTCACCGTCGACGCCCGTGATCCCGAGGCCCCGCAGGTTGACGCCCGTCGTGCCGGTGACCGCCAAGCGGTAGATGTCGCCGGCCCCGGGGTTGTAGCCGGTCACCGTCGTGTTGGCCGTCAGCACGGCCGGCGTCGTCACCACGTTGGTGTAAGACGCGCCGGTCGAGCCGGTGGCCCCGGTTGCGCCCGCGCCGCCCGTCGGCCCGGTGACGGTGCTGGCCGCCCCCGTCGCCCCGGTGGAGCCGGTCGGCCCGCTCGAGCCGGCCGCGCCCGTGGGGCCGGTGGCCCCGCCGGGGCCGGTCACGCCCGTCGGGCCGGCGATGCCGCTGCCGACCAGCGTCCAGGCCTGGCCGTTCCATTGGTAGGTCCGGCCGCCCGTGGTCGTCTGTTGGCCGTTCGTGGGTCCGGTGGGAAACGTGAGAGACATGATTCACCCTTCGCTTAATAGAACGAAATCACCCGCCACGTTGACCCGTCCCAGACGACGAGCTGCGCGGTGCTGTAGATCGTGGTGACGTAGACCGAGCCGGGGGCTTCGATGTTGATACCGCCGCCGCTGGTCACCTCCTGGATCACAAAATCGAGGCCCGCTGACATTCCGGTGGGCAACACGACGGTCTGCGACCCGCCGGTGCAGGTCAGGAACTGGTAGCGGTCGGACGACGCGGCCAGCGTGATCCCGGTGGCGATCGTCTGGCGGTTGGCACCAGCTCGAGCAGCTGGCCCGGTCGCGCCCGTCGGGCCGCCTGACGGCCCGGTTGGGCCGGTGACCGTCGATTGAACGCCGGTCGGCCCGGTGACCGTCGACTGCGGGCCGGTCGGCCCGGTGATGCCCGTGGGGCCGGTGACCGTCGACTGCGGCCCCGTGACGCCCGTCGGGCCGCGCTCGCCCTGGACGCCCACCTCGATGAACTGGGTTTGATAGCGGACGAAATACCGGCCGGTGTTCTGGTCGAGCCACACGGCCCCGGCCACGGTCAGGTCGGGGGCAGTCGGAGCCGTTGGCCCCACGGTGAACGCGATCCCGCCCGTCACGCCGGTCGGCCCGGTCGGCCCGCTCGGTCCGGTGTTGCCGGTGACGCCCGTGGGTCCGAACGACAGGTTGATCCCCGTCGGCCAGCTGCCGGACGCCTTGGGGCCGTACAGCGTCTTGTTGGCCGTGTCGATGAACAGGTCGCCGTTGCCGCCGATCCCGCCGGTGGGCGGCGCGGAGCCGGCCAGGACGGGTGAAGCGCCGGAGGGGAGCTGGTAGAAGGGCATCGCTCACGACCTCACGGGTAATGCTTGCCGCCGACCTCGACCCACACGCCGGCGTAGCGGACGAAATACTGACCCGTGTCGATGTCGAGCCAGGTCGCCCCGGCGGACGCTGCGGCGGGGGCGGTGCCGTCCTGGTAGGCCTCGCCGGCACCGGCCGGGCCGGTGGGGCCGGTGGCCCCGTTGCCGCCGCCGCCACCAAAGAAGGTGGACAGCGTGGTCAGCGTCACCCGCTTGGTCGCCCCGCCGCTCACGATCGGCACGACGTCCGGCCCGGTGACGCCGGTCGCTAGGCCGAGCTGGCTGATTTTCTTGTTTGCCATCATGCCACCAGGGGTTGGGCGATCTCGGTCGTCAACTGGTCGCCGGTCTCGGTCAGCAGGAACGCCACGCCGTCGCTGGATTGCTTCGTGTGAACCCGCACGATCGAGCGGAAGGCGTCACCGTACCGAAACACCGGCACGCCGCGCGGGGCGGCCACTTCGTACTCCACCTCGAGCAAGCCGGAGACCTCCACGATCGTGTCGCCGCGAACAGGCTCACCGAACGGCAGCTGGTCGGCCGAAATCAGGAAGTCGCGAGACTCCCAGTTTTCGATCACGCCGCTTTGGTTGGTCGCCTCGAAATCGCTGCGGCCGATCGTGGCGGTCACCTCCGCCACGTCATCGCCTCGCCGGTAGGTGATCGTGGCCCCCGCCGCAGCGCTGAGCTGCGACGTGAGCCAGGCGGCACCAGCGGCGAGCATGTCGGGCATTGGGTACCTCCGCCCACAACGCCCCGGCGGCGCGCGGTAGCGATCGCGCACCGGCCGGGGGTTGCGAGTGGTCCGGGAATCACTTGTTCAGGATCACGTCGACCGTGGTGTCGCCCACCAGCCGGGCCTTGGCCAGCTTGCCGGCGGTCACGCCGGTCGAAGCATGGGCCACGCCGGAGGTGGCGTACCAGTTGATCGCCGAGCCCTGGGCACCGGTGGCACCCGTGGCGACCGGCAGCGAGAACACGCCCTCCACCGCGAGCGACCCGAGGGCGTTGGCGGCGATGGGACGGGGAGCGACACCGACGAGCGTGCCGATCACGACCACGTCACCGGCGGCCACAGCCCCGGCCGGCGTGTAATCGAGAACGTCGCCTTTCTGAACGTAGGAAGCCATTTCTAGGGACCTTTCTAACTAGGGGAGCGATTGGGTGAGATCCGGCGGGCGGGCTTGGCTCCCGCCCGCCGGGTTGTTGTTCACGACAGGGGTCAGACTTCCATCTTGACGCCGGCCTTGTCCTCGGCCTTGGCACAGCCGAAGTCGAAGTAGCCACGCATCTGGACGCCCAACACGTTGAAGTCGGCCTCGGCCGTCTCCACGATCGGGCTCTGGACGCCGTTCAGGAACGCCACCTCCATCACCGGCAGGTCGGCCGGCGAGGCCAGGAGGTAGTAGTCGTTCGCGTCGGTCAGGTAGGTCGAGCTGACCACCTCGTACCGGCCGGCGAACACGTTCGTCGACGGCTGGCCCGCGGTGTTCCCGCTCGAGATCTGGATGGAGTTCATCAACTCCGCCGCGGTGATCTCGAGGTCGACCGGCGTCAGCAGGACACGCGGCTGGGTCGCCATCGGCTTCCCGTCGCTGTCCTTCAGCTTCCGGTAGAGGGCCAGAGACTCCTTAAGACCGGCCAAGCCAAGGGCCGTGGATCCGGTCTTCTTGTTGCCCTTGGCCACCGTGAAGAAGGTCGAGTCGTTGAGGAACTCGGCCCAGAACACGTCGTTGAGCTTCAGGGCACCGCCGCGGCCGATCCGCTGCGGAACCACCGTGAGCGCCCCGAGGTCGTCGTTGATCAGGTCGGTACGGGTGACCGAGGTCATGATCCCGTAGGTCTCCGCACTGATCGTCCGGGTCTCGTCCGACGCCGCGGCGTTCTTCAGCTCGCCGCCGTTGGCCACCTTCTCGAACGAGAAAGCACCGTTGAGGCGGTACTGGTTGATCGTCTTGAAGTCGTTGACCGACCGAACCGACGAGATCGACCGCCAGGCCGACTCGACCGTGTCGAAGCCGGCCAGGAGGAACTTGTTGACCGTGCTGGACAGGATGCCCGAGATCGAGTGGGTCGCCCACGCCGCGGCCAGGATCGGCCGAAGGGTGGAGGCGTTCACACGCCGGGGACCGTCGTAGCCGTTGGCCACGGCGGCCTGGATCAGCACCTCGCCCAGGCTGATCTCGCGGCGGGCCTTGTGGGCCGCCTCGAGCACCTTGGCGTCGTACTTCTTCTCGATGCCCGGCAGGTTGCCCTGCAGGGCGAACGAGGCCTCGATCACCTCGGCCGTCGGGGCCACGTTGGCCACGACATGAACCGCCGGGGAGCCGGGCCGCTCGTCGCGGGTCGCCTGCAGCTTCTCCATGGTCTCGACTTTCTTGGTCAGCGTCTCGATCTGGGCCACCAGGGCGGTGGTGTCGGCCGAAACGGCGGGGATGGAAACGGGCTCCACGGCGACCTCCGCCGTGGCTGCCACGACCGGGGTCTCGACGACCTCGTCCGTAGCCTTGGTGGTGGCGTCAGCCGCCATGGTGTTCTCCTCTGCCGCTTCTGCGGCGATGGATACGGCCGTGCTGCGGTCGGCCCCTAACGTGACGAAAGACGTCTCCCGCAGCGTGGAGGCGCGAACGATGCGGACAGGCCCCTGGAGGGTCTGCCCGTTGACGGAGGTGATCTGGTCTTCACCGAATCGCAGGTGGCGGCCCACGTCGGCACCGACGCTGGCCTGCCACTGGTAGCCGGCGGCCGCGAGGGCGAGCACCTGGCGGGCGTTGTCGTTGTCGGCGAGGATCTCGCCCTCGACGATCAGCTGCCCGCCCTGCACGCTCGGCGTGCCCTGGCCCAGGATCGACCCGATCGCGTAGTCGTGGCCGACCACGATCGGCACGGTCTGCGGCAGCGTCATGCCGGCCATGTCGATGACCACGGGCTCCCGTGACCACGACTGGCGGATCGGCGCGCCGGTGTATGCGACGATGCGGAACTTCCGCGGGCCGGCCGAGGCTTCGCCATCGGCAGCCTGCAGAAACTCCACACCGCTCGAGAATGCCAGTTTGTCGCTCATAGCCAGATCTCCTGGACGAGGCCGTCGGATTCGTCGTCGTAGTCGTCGTAGTCGGGCATCACTGCGGCACCTCCTCCGGCTCGTCGGCCGGGGCCTGGGCCGGCTGGCCGGCCGGTGCCATCGACAGGCCCAGCTCGCCCATCAGCGCCCGCTCGGCGGCGATCTGCCGCAGCTCGACATCCCACCGCTTGCCCTGGCGGGCGTACTCGCTGGCCAGGGTCGTGGTCAGCGTCCGCAGCCGGGTTTCGCAGGCGTTGGCTTCTTTGCCGGGGTCGACGTGGTCTTTCCCGTCCCAGACCCAGGCCCAGTTCCACTCGCTGAACGGTGGCAGGCCGTCGGGGATCACGCCGGCCAGGCTGGCCTCGTTCACCCAAGCCGCCAGCACCCGGTCGAGGCAGATCCGCTCGAGGTGGTCGCGGTCGACCCGCTGGTTCATGGCATAGACCTGGTGGTCCATGCGGCCGCTGGCGTAGTTGTAAGACGAGCTGTCGAGCGCGGCGACGTTGTACGGCAGCTGCAGGCAGCGGGCGATCTCGTTGAGGATCTCGCGCTTGAAGTCTTTGTAGGTGCTGGTCGGCTGCTCCGCCTTCAGCTGCGAGATGTCCCAGCCCTCCGGCAGGGTCACCAGCGACCGCTTGCGGATCTCCAACTCGGCGAACGAATCGACCTCGTCGACCTCCGCGGCCGGGGAGTTGCTGTGGATGAACGCCGCGAAGTCGGCGGCGGTCTCGGCGGCCGCGATCACGGCTTCGGTGTAGCGCCGCAGCTGGCCGAACAGCCGCAGGGCCGGGGCCACTTCGGGGTATCCACGGTTCTGCCCGGGCCGCACCCGGCGGAACCAGTGGATCATGGCCGCGGCCGGCACCCGGCGAAACTCCAGCGTGTTGATCCGGTAGTTGCTGCCCGGGTGGTAGTTCAACACCTGGTAAGCGATCACGTTGCCGGTGGCGTCGAACTCCATCCCGTCGACGGTGTTTCCCTCGACGGTGATCGACTGGGCCATCAACTCGGTCGGCGTGGCCACCATCTCGGCCTCGACCAGGCGGAGGTCGAGCTGCACGCCCGGGAGGCGGCCGTTGTTGATCATCATGGCGAAGGCTTCGCCATCGGTGACGATCGCCTCCCGCATGGTCCGCAGCTTGGCCGGCAGGTCGATCAGCGTTCCCCAGTCGTAGAACGCCCGCTCGACGGACCGGGCCGCGTCGACGTCGCCGATGTCGAGCTGGAGCCGGGGGCCGGTGCCGACCAGGTCGCCGGCCAGCGTGGCCGAGATCCCGGCCAGGTAGGAGTTGTTGACCCGCTCATGGCGGGCGCGGTTCCGCATCGTGCGGCGCTTTTCCGGCGACAGGGCGGCGTCGGCACTGAACGCATCGGCCCCGGCCCAATGGCGGTAGTCGTCGCCCCGCTCGGCGGCCTCAAACCGGGCGCGGGCCACCGGAGCCACCGGCTGGCGGGGCTGCGTGCGGCCGCGAAACAGGTCGAGGAACGCCATCAGGAAAAGCCGTTGGGGATGATCTGGTTGAACCGCAGGCCACGTTTGGTGGTCGAGGCCGCGGCCTTGGCGGCCAGGTACTTGTCGGCCTCGATCTGCTTGGTGATGTCCTGCGCCTCGACTTCGCCTGCGTCGGTGCGGACACGGGCCGGCCCCTTGGCGGTCGATTCGATGGCGTCACGGATCTCGTCGCTCATGCTGCGACGGTAGGCCAGACCGCAGAAAACCCGCAGGGGGTCTGGCTACTGGACGCGGTGCCAGTCGTGCTTAAAACGTCGCACGTCCGCGAACCCAAGCCGGCGAGCGATCGCCTCGGTGACCGGCGAGAAGACGGCCAGAGCCAGGTCACGCTCCAGCACCCCGGCCGCGACCAGCGTGGCCGATAGCGCCAGGGCTATACCCGCGCCCCGGTGCCGCTCGTCGGTAAACATCTCGAGCGTCTGGAAATGTCGCCATTCGTGGGAGCAGGCCCACGCGATCAGCGCCCCGCGGTCGTGCCACAAGGCGATCGGCGTGGCGCTAGACATCTCGCCCGCCAGCCGCCGCAAGACCTCAATCTGAAACTCGCTGCCGGGCCAGGTCAGCCGGCGGCCGATGGCCACGCAATCGGCCGGCGTCATCCCATCGACGGTGGTCAGCGTGATCATTCGCCCAGTTTGCGAATCTGAATCCGCTTGCCGCCACCGGGTGTGGTCGGGATCGCCACCTTGCGCCGCGCCCGGCCGCCGGTCTCGGTGGCCGCCGGGCTCACGCCCGTGATGCTCGCGGCCACCGCAGATCCGACCAGGCAGTCCCACCAGTGGTTTTCAAACCGCGTGCCGGACAGCTTCCACTCGTCCACGACTCGGCCGCGGGCACTCTCGGTCCGCACCGGATACTCGTTCGTCAGGTGGTCCCACAGCATGTCGTGCTCCCCGGCACAAAACACGATCGCTTCCGGGTCGCCCGTCGCCAGCCGCAGCCGCGAGGCCGCGAACGTCTTCCAGAAGTTGGTGTCGTAGGTACACGACCGCTGGCCCTGGACCTGGTTGATCCGCCAGTTAAGGCCCAGCCGGTCTCCGCGGGCCTTGCCCTTGTCGTTCAAGGCCGGCGACGAGGCCCCGATCCCGCGGCCGTGGCTCGGCAGGATCACGCCCGCGAACGGCGACCGCTTGCAGAACGTCCGCACCGTTTGCGTCGACTTGCCCCAGTTGGCGTCGATCATCAACTGCGAGATCCGCATGGCGGTCCCGTCCTCGCGGGGCCAGTCCCGGCCGATCAGCGTCTGGGTCACCTGCTCGAGGCCGGCCGACAAGGCCGCCTCGAAGCCGGCCCCGCCGGCCGCCGCTGCCAGCGTCCGCTTGGCGCTGCCCGCCTCAAAAAACGAAACTCCCTGGTCAGGCCAAGCCCCGTAGCTCACGACGTGCCCGCCGAACGTGTCGGACCACGACGCCACCAGCCAGAACAGGACGCGGTCCTGGACGTCGACGAACGCGGTCAGCCGGTGGTGGTTGGCCGGCACCGTGCCGCGCGGGACGTTGGTCACCCGGGCCGCCAGTTGACGTTTGTCAAGTTTGTCGGATTCGACGTGGTCGGCGACCGGTTGGTTCTGATACTCCGCGAAGAAGGCGGCGTCACCCCGGTCGATCCGCAGGTTCCAGGCGTGCTGGATCGCCGACAGCTCGTCGGTGTTGTGCCGCTCCGGCCACGCCACCCGGCTGCCGGCGTCCATGGCCTCGCGCCGCTCGGCATAGAAGGCGTCGGCCTCGGCCGTCCCGGCCCCGCTCCGCTGGCCGGCCCGCCGCATCTCGCCGTACTCCAGCCACAAGTCCTCCGCCGTAGGCCAGTCGTACACCAGCTGCGACCGCTCGCCCTGCCAGGCCGGGTGGCGGGTGCGGTCCAGCAGCCGGTCCGCCAGGTCGTCGGTGCGGATCACCGTGATCGTGGTCAGGCCGGCGATCTTCGATCCCGGCCCGGCCAGGCCCAGGATCGCCCCCGACAGGATCTTCTCCCGGGTGGCACACTGCGACGGGCTCGCGGCCGACTCGTCGGTCTGCGGGTCGTCGATCAGGACGAGGCTTGGCCGGATGCTCGACCCGTCGGGGCGGGTGTGCTTCAGGCCGCGGATCCGGCCGGTGATGCCGGCCACCCGCACGCAGGCCCCGGCCGACACGCTGCCCTTAATCCACGGCAGCGTGATCTGGTCGGCCGCCCACTGCATTTCGGTCGGCGTGCCCTGGTACGTCTGCCCCTTGGCCCGCTGGGCGATCCGGTCGAGGCACCGCACCGGATAGCAGGCCTCCGGGAAGTCCTCGGCCAACGTGTCGTTGTTCTCGATCTGGGCCTTAAGGCTGTCGGCCATGGCACTCGCGATCGTCTGGTCGGCCCCGACCAAAACGATGAACTGCCGGTGGCCGTACAGCATGGCCCACAGGCAGGCAGCCTCCGACAGCGTCGTCTTGCCCGACCCGCGCGGCATCGCGAACGCGAACAGCTCGCCCCGGAGGACCGCCCCCTCGATCTTGGCGATGGCGGTCAGGTGGTCGGGCGACCAGGCCAGCGGGAACAGGTCGGCCAGGTAGGTCTCGCAAAACGCGCGGAAGTCGAGGCGGCACGACCCGCGCCGCTTGGGATCGGCGACCGGCGGCATCTCGCCGATCTCGCGTCCCTCGGCGCTGACCGCCCGCTTGGCGTTGGCCGCGCGTTTCTTGTGGCGCTCGTAGGCGGCGCTGGCTGGCTTGCTGGTGGTCATCAAAAACCGGCGTTTTCCCGGGCATAACCCTGTATCAACAGTCGGCTGCTCGCGGCGTGGGCTTCGCGTGTGCAACGCCGGAAGGACCCGTTGGGGGGCCTCTCACGGCCCGCCTGACGCCCTTCCAGCCCCTAGCCGCCTCCAGGGCCGTCACCAGTATGATCGCCCGTCTCACGCGATCCTTGGGCGTCGTGCGCGGCCATGACCGCATGGCATAGCGCCCATAGGCTGTCGGTCTCGACGATGATGACGCTGCCCCTGCGGTTGGGCTTGTGCCACACGATCGGCACGCTTCCCACTGGCGCGTCGGCCTTGGCCTGCTCAATCGCAGCCCATAGCGTCAGCCGCTCGGTCCGCTTGGCCTCGACGTGGATCGGGACACCAGGCAGCACGACGTCGGGTGAGTCTGGCCCGCCTTGGTACTGAACGCCCCTACGGGCCTCCACGCCAAGGATCGCCCCCAGCTCGGCCGCGGCCTCACGTTCGCCACGCTTGCCCTTCTCACGACTAGCCCTGCCCATGCGTGGCCTCGAGCAGTTTGCGGTCGAGGTCGGCGTTCACGTCACGCAGGGCACGGCACAGCTCCATCAGCCTGGCGTAGTGGGTATCCAGGGCCGCCATTTCGCCCCGTAGACGTTCGTTCTCCCGCCCCAGGGTCTCGGCCAGGTCCAGGGCCTCGCGCCGGGATCGCCACCATCGAAACAGCATCACGCCACCTCCTGGGTCATCTTGGCCGCCATGGCCTTGCGGGTCGCCTCCAGCCTCGCGGCATCGTCACCCGACCACCCCCGTGGCGGTGGCCGGTCCTCGAGGTGGGCCGTCCCGCGGCCGGCCTTGGCTGGCTTGGGATCGTCGTACTGGCCGGCCAGCACGCGCTGGACGAACCCGGCCCCGACCAGCTGAAACAGCGTGGCCGGCGTGTCGAAGTAGCGGCACCGGGGTAGGTGCTCGATCGCCTGCAGGGCCTCGTCCAGCCACCCAGGCTCGGCCAGGCGCTCGGCTAGGGCCGGCGGTGCCGCCTTGGCCCGGTAGGGCTGGACCTTGCCCGCCTTGGCCGCCGCTGCCCACGCCGCCCGCAGGGCGGCCTGGTCCTGCGAAGCCTCGCGGGGAGGAGGAGGGGGAATATCTCCTCTATTCTTATTCTTATCTGGTTGCGCATCCAGCGTTACACCGTCCGGCGGGTGTGTAACGCTGGGCGCGTTACGCTGCCGGCTGCGGTGCTTTTCGACCCTCTGGCCGGCCAGCGCCCGCACCTTGGCAGAATCGGAAAAATGCCGCTCCCAGTGCGGGATAACGATCCCGTCCTCCTGGGTGACGAGCCAGCCGACGCTGACGAGCGCCGCACCGAATCCGACGTGCCCGATCTCATCGTCCAGGTCCTCGATCTCGGCCCGGACCAGCCCGTTGTGGCCGTGCCGATCCGCCCAGGACCAGAGGCGGTAGAGCTTGCCGCAGACCTGGTCCCGGTCGAGGCCGGTGATCCGGGCCACCCGGCGGGTGTCCGGGTCGTCGTACAGGTCGTGCCGCATTTTGATCCAGTTACCCATCCGTGGGCCTCCTAAACGAGAGTTGCGTCCCTGTGGGTAGTGAGCGGACTTAGTAGATACTCCTCAATCGTCATGACGTTGCCGTTTACGCCGCGCTGGTGGTTATGGGCGCGGCACTCGATTTGACCGTTCTCCACAGTGTCTGCCCCGCCTCGGCAGCGAGGAATAATGTGCCCCCATTCGACGCTGCCGCAGCACGGCCCTTTGCCGCGATTTTTGAAGTAGCAGTGCTCGCCGTGAGCTAGGGCAATCTCCACCTTCATGCGGTTCGACTTTCCCTTTCGGTAGTTCACCGACCAATGCAGAACATCGTCGATAGCCCACGGGAATCGGCTGTCGCCGAACAGGTGCATCCAGTTCCAAAACACCTGTCCAACGGCCAAGTGCCTGTCCTCTTTTCTGGTGCGGTCCCTGCCGCCGAGCTTTGCGCGGTGTATGGCCATGCAAAGCCGCAATTCCTCAAAAGTCATGACGCGGTGATCCTCTTGGTGGCGATGTCTGCAAAACTCTCGCTCTTTTCAATGCCGACGTATTTCCGGCCGTTTCGCACGGCCGCAACGCCGGTGGTCCCGCTGCCGTTGAACGGGTCCACGACCAGGTCGCCTGGCATTGAGGCGCACAGCACGACGGCCTCGACCAACGCGATCGGAAGCTGGGTCGGGAAGTCTGGGATCCGCTCGGCACACGTCCCAGTCAATCGCGGGATCTGCCAAACGTCGTCCCACAACTTGCCTCCGGCGGCAGCCCGGCTGTCGCCATACTTCGTCTGCCGGTCGCTGGGCCGCGTCACGGGCTCCGGGTTGAAAACGAACGACCCAGGATCCTTGACGGCGTAGAAAATGTGCCGGCTTGTCCGGTTGAACTTGTTCAAGCAGTTCACGCCAAACGTCTCGTACCACTTGATCCACGATCGGATCTTGTATCCGGCGGCCTTCAGCTCGACGGCATACTCAGCGGCGTACTCGTCGCCGATCATCACCCACAGCGAACCGTCGTCAGTCAGGCAGTCCCAGCACAGCGCGAACCACTGCCGGACCCACTTCATGTAGGCGGCATCCGACAGTCGGTCGGCCTGCTCGCCATCGCCGTAGTCGATGCCAATGTTGTACGGCGGGTCCGTAAAGATCAGCCGCGCCGGGCCGTGCTCGTCACGAACGGATTCCAACCCGTCAAGAACGTCCACGTTTAGGACGGACCACGTCGGCCGATCCGATTCGTGCCGCTCGGCCTCCGCCTTGGCGGCAGCCTGCTCGAGCTGCTGGCGGCGCTTCTCACTGCGGATTTCGCGTAAAGCCTCGGCAGGCTTGATCAAGCCTGCAACGACCTTCTCCTCTAGGTCTGGCCGCTGCGCAATCTGATCGGCCCTGCCCATCGTGGCCGGCGAAACCTTCGCCTCGGCGGCGCGGGCCGGAAGTGCAACATTCCTCCCGCTCTTTTTCAGTCGCATCTCATCGTGAGATGCGACTGTTTTTGCTTTTACTGCGTTCGTGTTCCCTTTCGCCGCCTCCGACTTCTTGCGGTTCCCTTCTTCGGCGATATTCGCCAGCCGCTTCGCCCATTTTGATGATCCGTCTTCGCACCTCTTAAAGATCAGCGCGCGGACGGTTGCTTCAAGGTCGCGCCGCGCCCCGTTCATAGACCAGGCGAACGCCCACGGGTCGCCTTGAAACTCGCGAGTCACTGGCTCGACGCCGGCCTCCAGGCAGGCCCTGTAGCGGTTGCGGCCGTCAAGAATCATGCCGTCGCACAGCGTGATGGGCTCCCGCTGGCCGTTCTCGCGAATGTCGGCCAGCAGCTCGCCATAGCGGCCGTCGTCCATCATTGGAAACGCTTCGGCCGCTGGGTGGTTCTTCAGTTGCTCAATCGTGGTCACTTCGTCCTCCTTGCTCGATACCCACTCGGATCTTTCATCCACCGCTCGACCTCCCGCCGCTCGTACCGCACCTTCCCGGCCGGCCCGTCCGCGAGTTTCACGAACGCCGGCCCGCGCCGACGCCACCGCCACTGGGCCACCGTCGCCGGTCGCACCCGCAGCATTTCTGCCACCTCGTCGCTGGTCAGCCACCGTTGGCTCATTCGTCACCGTTTGTAGATGCGTGTAGAAGCGGGCCGAAGGGGGTCTGGCACCATCACCCAATCTCAACCTCAAAAACCGCCCGCCCCGCAGCGGTATCAACGCTCGCCAGCTCCCCGTCGTATCCCTTCACGCCGTTGGTGAAGATCCGGTCCACGGCAGACTGCGGAACCGTGAAACGCACGTTGCCGGACCCGTCGTCCTTGCCTTGGTCGGTCAGCCGGCATCCCAAGACCTCATCGGTGGTGCGGCTCATCGTCACCACCACGACATTTTTGCCGTCTGGCATTTCGCACTTGGCCGTCACTAGGTCGCCGCTCATCCAGCCCATCCGCCGCATTGCCTGCGGTGCAAGTCGCAGCCCTAGTGCCGGATTGCGGCCGTGCTTCGACGCTGCACATGAAGACAGCCGCAAATCGGCACGCCCACCGTTGCGCCTTCCTCCGGTACCAACTCGCGTCAGCTCAATCGTAAAAGCCATTTGCTGGTCTCCTTTGCTTGCGTTCCTCTCACCCACCGGCCGGCAACACGCCGCCCGGCTTGACTTGCCACTCCCGCTCCCGACACCCGCCCGCATTCACCACCTCGCGCCCGGTCGGCACCGCCAGCCCGACCCGCTTCAGATCCGCCAACCGCTTATTGACCTGGTGCGGCAGCAGCCCGCACCGCCGCCCGATCTCGGTCTGGCCGGCCGGGCCAGCCTTCAGGGCCTCGAGCACCGCCCGGGCCTGGCCCGTCACGAACGTCGCCCTAGCCCGCTCGCCGGCCGCCACGCTGGTGGGCGGGTCGGTCTTACGGAACAGCGGCAGCGTCGACACTGCGGCGTCGATGTCGCGGTAGTAGTCGCTCACGTCGTCACCTTCTCCGCGGCGGCCGCAGCCTCCAGCTCGTCCGCCTGGTCCAGCATCCGCCGGGCGATCGCCCGGATCTTGGCGGCCTTGGCCGCCATGGCCTGGGCCGAGGTCTCGCACCAGAAACGATCCGCCTTGTGGCGGATCACCTGGTGGCGTTGTTTGTCGAGGCTGATCGTCTCGATCTCGACCCACTCGCCGCACGGCGTCAGGTAACCGTAGGTCGTGAAGATCCCCATGCCCTCGCCGGTCGTGGCCCGCTCGGTGATGTGGGCGATGTAACGCCGCTCCCTTGTTTCGCTCATGTCACCACCTCCGTTGCCACGCGACCACGATGCCGATACACGACTTGCCCCATCCGACCCATGCCGGCGACGTACAGGTGGACGTAGCCGTTGACCGGCATCTCCAACCGCCGCGGCCACCGTCCGCCGCGGCGCTCAAACACCTGGCCGTCCAGCGGCCCGCCGACGAACTCGGCCTGTTCAAAAGGGGATGTCATCGGGCGACCCTCCCTGGCCAGCGGCCTCGACCTTCGCGGCAGACGTCCGGGCCGGCGCGGCCTTGGCGGCCACCGCCGCCGGCAGCGGGTCCGGCCCCTTGATCCACTTCTCCACCCGGACGTACTCGCGTCCGCTCTTGGCCAGGCCGTAGACCGTCTCGATCCGCACCTGGCGGCCGATCAGCGTCTCGCAATCCCAGTCCTCGCCCTTCGTCGGGACGTGTAGGCCGGCCGCCCGGCAGACCGACTCAATCAGCCACCGCATTTGGGCCGGGACGATGGCCTCCACCGGCCGGTAGTTGCCGACCTCGATGTCCATGACGAGCGACGTCCCGCGCGGGTTGTCCGGCTTCACCATGAACTTCAGGTCTTTCATCTTGGCCTTCACGATCTCGCCGGCGTGTTCGCCGTCCGGGCACATCGGCAGATCGCCGCTAGGGGCCGGGTCCATCGCTTCGTCGTCGCTCCAGAACTCGTCGAATCTCACGTTGTCACCTCCGGGGTGTGCCGCTCGTTGCCGATCCGCACGATGCGGCCGGCCTCGTCTTCCAAAACGTCTTCGATCAACTTCGCCGTCTGGCGGTAAGACATGCCGCCCTTGGCGTAGCTCTCGCACAGGATCCGAATCGCGGATACCGCCCGCTCTTCGCTGGCGATCCGCTCGGCCTTCTGTTGGTCCGTTTCGATGCTCACGTCGTCGCCACCTCCTCCCTGGGTTCGATCAATGCCAGCCCCTTGGCCCTGGCGTAGCCCACCGCCATCTGGACATGCCGTTCCTCGTACCGCTTGGCCCCGTGGGCCTTGACCGGCGGGCAGCCCTTGGTCGCCTGGCGGACGTGGTAGGCCGTCAGGTGGACGCCCAGCGTCACCAGCAGGCCGTGGAACTCGTCCCACGTCATCCAGGTCCGGCGGCGGCCGATTCGCCGCATCCGCGTCCAGGTGCTGTGCCAGGCAGGCTTAGTCATGGGCCACCTCGAGCAGGCACGGGGTCTGCGGCGCGTTCTCGCGAATCTGGCCCCAGTCGAGGTAGGCCCGCTCGGCCAGCCCGGGCGTCCGATGGCCCAGGTGCCGCTTGGCCATGCCCGGGGCCGAGATCTCGATGTGAGTCGCCCCCGACCGCCGCAGCCACTTCGACGTCCCGCCGATCCCGCAGGCGTCGAGGTGCTCCCGCATGTGACGCAGGGCCTGCCGCTTGCCGCAGCTCCAGCCCAGGATCGTGCCGTCGGGCGACATCGCCAGCATCCGCCGGCAGGCTTGAACGCAGGCCGGCGTCAGGTGCCGAACGATCGGGTCGCCCGTCTTGGCCTGGGTCCACCGCAGAATGTCGCCCTCAAGGTGGTCGCCCTTGAACGACCAAACGTCACCGAACCGCGCCCCGGATTCGTAGCCGACCAACAACCAGGCTTTCAGCATCAGGTCCAGCGGCGCACCGCGGCGGGTCTTCCGGCCCGCCAGGCCATCGGCCCGCGAGATGGCCAGCCGCAGCTGCTCCACCGTCCAAGCCTTGGTCGCGGGCCGCCGGGCCTTGATCCGCATCACGCCCCGCACCGGCTGTTTCAACAGGCCGGAGTCGTAGGCCGCCTTCACCAACTGCAGCAGGATCGTTCGCTCGTTGCGGACCGTGATCGTGCTGACCTTTTCGAGCCGATCCCGTAGGTGGGCGTTAATCCGCTCGGCGGAGATCCGGCCAGCCTGGTCGGCGATCCTTAGAACGTGCTTTTCGTATTCCCGACAGATTGCCCGCTGGGAGACGTAGCGCTTGGCCACGGCGGCGAAAGTAGGCTCACGCATCGGCCACCTCCCTCGCCGGCTCGAGGTCGGCGTGGCGGGCGGCGATCGCGTCGGTGAGGCTCGACCACTCGTCGGCGGTGATCTTGTCCTCGCTGACGAGCTGGTCGATCCGGTCGCCGAACCTGCCGAGCTGGGCCACGTCCGTGGCCGCGGCGATGTGGCCGCGGATCGTGTCGGCCCGCGTCTGCACCTTGAACACCGCCTCGAGCTGCCCGATGTCCATGGGCATCTCGGCCGGCAGGCCAAACCTGTTTTTCGCGTCCCAGGCGGCCGTCCGCTCGGCGTACATGACCCGCTCCTTGCCGCCCCGGCCCTTCTTGCGGCCGTCGGCCCCCTCGACCAGCCGCGTCTTGTAGTTGGTGAACAGGATCAGGTCGGCCCACTCCTTCACGATCGGAGCCACCTTCTTCGACAGCTTGATTTCGTACCGGTCGTAACCCTCGTCCATGTCGGGCGGCGTGCAGCGCTTGACCTCGCTGTGGCCGACGAACACGACGTTGAGCCCCTTGGAGACCAGCCCGTCGGCGGCGTCGATCAGCTGCTGAAACGCCTCCGACAACACGCCGAAGCCTCGGCCATACGGCAGCTCGTCCACCGGCTTGCCAAGCTTGGCCCCGAGGTGTGCCCTCAGCAGCATTTCGGCCCAGTCGATCGAGTCGATGACCACCGTCTTGAACCCTTGCGGGTCGCCGGCCAGGTCGAGCATGGCCGACAGCAGGTCGAGCCACTTCGTGACCCGAACCCGGGCACAGTCGATCCGCTTGCTGCCGTCCTCGGTGTCGAGGATCAGCGGGCTGGGAAACTGGCTGGCCAGCGTCGTCTTGCCGATGCCCTCGACCCCGTGAATGACCGCCCCTACGGGCGATGCCTGAATACCGCGTTCAATCTTCAGCGCCATCGTGGTTGCTCCTTTGGTTCCAATCCTGAAAACACATGTCCTTCCAGATCTCGTCGCGGTAGATGTCGACGTTGTCCGGGGCCTTGAATCCCAGCCGGACAAAGCCCGCCGAGATTTCCTTGACCACGATCTCCACCCGGCAATCCGGGATTACCACCGCCTCGCCTTCACGCCGCGACAAAACCAGCACGCTCACCTCCATGTAAATCCGGCCGGCTGCGATCCCTCGCCGCCGGCCGGCCAAAGCCAATCCATCAGCCGCCCGGCGATCCCTCGCCAGGCCGGGGTCCATCCCCATCAACGAACAGCGACTCGCCGCGCTCCGCGCGGCGGGCCATCTCCGAAACCTTGTCGGCGGTGCCCGGCCCGGCCGCCGTCGGCACGGCCGCGTCGATCGCCGCCTGGATGTCGTTCCTGATCTCGACCAGCTCGTCGATCGACAGCCCGATCGCGTCGTAGAGCAGGGTCCGGTCGCCCCGGGCGGCCCGGGCCGCGTAGGTCTCGCCCTGGTTGCTCTGGCCGCCCGCCTTGTCCGGGTTGCCGTAGAGGCGGATGATCGCGCACAGGTGAGCGTGGACGCGGGCCGACCGGTGGAGCCAGCCTTTCAGTCGGGGGCAAGTCCCAGCAACGATGCGGGTACGACGACCGGCTTCCAGTTTCTTTCGCGTCCGACTTCGCGCTTCGACCGCTCCCGGTCTGACCACTCGCGCTGGATCTCTTCGCACCGCTCGCGGATTTGTTCCGGCGTTGGATCGCCCCACCCGTCGGGCGACGGCCGGTACTGTTCCTGCCAGATCCGCTGTATTCGGCGCGAGATCTCCGAGGTAGTCGACCCGCAGGCCGAGGCGATCCGCGCGAGCGAGTAGCCCCGCAGCCTCCAACTTCTGATCTGGCTGTCCGTCACCATGACGTTCATCACGACCTCCTGTCGTTGGCGAGGTCGGCCCCGTCGCTCCGCGTCCTGCGGTGGCCATCGCGGCATTCCTCGCCGGTGTCCGTTCGCCGCAGCCGGTCCGTCCGTGCTGTGGCGGTGGCGTCCGTTTCTGGACGTCACGGGGCGAAGGATTGCAAAAATCAAATAACCCGTCAACACCAGTTATTTGATTGGCAAAACAACCGCTTTTCAGCGGGCTTTGGCAGGGATCAGGTCGGCGGGCTTGCAGCCCACCGTGCTAGCAATCTCGACCACCTTATCGACGGGCGGGGAGGCCTTGCCCACCATCCACCGCCACAGGGTCGAGGCGTTGATCCCGGTCTCCCGGGACAGGGTGTTGCGGCTCCAGCCGCGCTGGTCGAGGCGACGTTTCAGCCGGCTGCCAAAATCCGACAGTTCATAGACGGGAGGCCGGCCGCCTTCGTTCTTGGTTGCTGACCGCACCACTGCCATGCCGTCTCCCTCCGGCTTGCCTTTCAATCCGGACCGGCCATAGCGTTCAGTGCTGGCCGGGTTGGCCAACGTTGGAATCCCCGGACGGGATTCCAACGTTGGCGAGTGGCGGGGACAGGATCGCCACCCCTTCGGTGGTCACAACCCGCACGACCTGCGCCAGCGGCATCCGAATGGACCAAGGGTGCTGGCCGCACGGATTTTCCGGTGGCCCCCCGCATGGACGCGACCTATCCCTCCGTAGGAGGTCGCCCTGATGTTGCTCGATACGTTCCTCGATACCGTCTATGTCCCGCTCAAACTCCGCGGCCGGTCCCCCGAATCGGTCCGGCTGCTTCGCCACGCGATCCGCCAGTTCAGCCTCCACCTCGAGCGGCCGGCCACGCTCGACGACTTCGACGACCTGGTCGTGAGCCGGT